ACGGTTTCTTGAGAGGAATCATCACAGAAGTTGGTGTTGGTCAGTTCTCAGTTAAAGTCACTGATAAAGTTGATTCTAACGGAACTGCTACCGCTGCTTCTTATCAAGAAGGTGGTTCACTTTCGTTCATCGCTCCATCTTCAACAACTGTAACCACTACTACTGGTATTGGTACAACTGCTGGTGTAATCAACGAGGCAGTTGACGCTTCAATCTCTGGTATTAATACGACCTCTAATTCTGCAGGTATCGACCAGAACATTGAAATCGGAGACGTTGTTACTGTAACTGGTGGTAATTCAACAGTTGCTGCAGATACTAAGGTTGTTGCACTCGGTGTTAATACAGTATTCGTTGATAAGTCAATCACTGGTATCAGCACTGCTGGAGATGGTGCGGTATTTACCTTCACAAGAACATCTTCCACAACCACTAACCAGGACGAGATTCGCGTTAGAACTACCGCTGCTGTTGGAATTCAGACCTACACTTCTGGAGTTACCCTTCAGGATTGGTATAATCAGCAAACTCTTGGACTTACAAACTCCACAGTTTCCTGGAAGACAATCGCACAGAAACCTGGAACTTCACAGTATGCTTCTGAAAGAAGTTCTAAGAACGATGAAATCCACGTAGTCGTAGTTGACGACACTGGTTCTGTAACTGGAACTGCTGGAAACATTGTTGAGAAGTTCACCTTCCTTAGCAAGTCTTCTGACGGTACTATCTCTCCAACTGAAGCAGTATACTACAAGAGCAGTATTGCTAACCTTTCTGAATACGTATACCAGGGAGCACACCCAACTGGTGTTTCTGGTGGACTTACTTCTGGATCCGGTGGTGCATTTACCGCATCGACTGGAGCATGGGGTGGAGTTGCACAAGGAACAACGTTCAACGTTGAAGGTGCAAAAATTTATAATCTTACAGGTGGTAAGAACTACACTGCTGGTGATGGATTCGCAACCTCACTTTCTGATATTGTAACTTCTTACGAAGTCCTCAAGAATCCTGCTGAATACAAAGTTGACTTCCTGCTTAACGGACCTTCCGGTGGAACTTCAATCTTCGATTCACAGGCAAAAGCAAATAAACTGATTGAGATTGCTGAACTCAGAAAGGATTGTATCGCTTGTATCTCTCCTCACAGCACTGGATTCGTCAATGAATCAAACTCTGATACCCAAACAGAGAATCTTATTAAGTTCTTCGATGCCCTGTCTTCATCCTCCTACGCAGTCTTTGACTCAGGATATAAGTACACCTTCGATAGATTCAACAACGAATTCCGTTACATTCCTTGTAACGCTGACATCGCTGGTCTGATGGCAAGAACTTCAATCAATCAGTTCTCCTGGTTCTCACCTGCTGGTTCCGCAAGAGGAGCACTGAACGGTGCAGTTAAACTTGCTTATAATCCTTCCCAGGCACAGAGAGATCTGATTTATCCTAAGAGAATTAATCCAGTTGTGGCACTGCCCGGTTCTGGAATCCTTCTCTTCGGTGACAAGACTGGTCTTGCCTTTGCATCTGCCTTCGATAGAATCAACGTTCGTCGTCTGTTCCTCACCATTGAGGATTCAATCGAGAGAGCAGCAAAGGATCAACTCTTTGAATTCAACGATGTTATCACGAGATCTAATTTCGTCAATATTGTTGAACCATTCCTTCGTGATGTCAAAGCAAAGAGAGGCGTCACTGATTTCGTCGTAATCTGCGATGAAACCAACAACACTCCTGACATCGTTGACTCTAACCAGTTTAGAGCAGACATCTTTGTAAAACCCGCAAGATCTATCAACTTCATCGGTCTTACCTTCGTTGCTACTCGCACCGGAGTAAGTTTTGAAGAAGTCGTTGGTAACGTTTAATTCATTCACACACAGTAGAGGAAACATCTAATGGCTAACCGTAACGCTCCAAATACCAAGGATAGAACCCTTGATGCGTTTAAGGGCAGAATGATCGGTGGAGGTGCAAGACCCAATCTATTTGAGTGTGAACTGTACTTCCCTGATGACGCTATCCCCGAAGGAACCACGAAGGATGCTTTAACCGACAGAACTCGTTTCATGGTTAAGGCAGCAAACCTTCCTGCTTCTAACATCTCCCCAATCAACATTCCTTTCAGAGGTAGAAACCTGAAAGTTGCTGGAGACAGAACCTTCGATCCCTGGACCATCACCATTATCAATGATGTTGATTTCAGCATCAGAACTGCTTTCGAGAGATGGATGAATCTCATCAACAAGCACGAAGATAATGCTGGTCTTACAAATCCTTTTGATTATCAGCAGGATATGTATGTTAAGCAACTTGGAAGAGCACAAGTAGGTGGTGCCCAACCAACTACCGATCCAACTCTTCCTGTGCTCAAGCAGTACAGATTCTATGGTGCATTCCCAACTAACGTTTCTGATATCGCACTGTCTTACGATAGTTCCGATACCATTGAGGAATTCTCAGTAACCATGGAAGTTCAGTGGAGTGAAGCACTGAATTCAGACGGTACAACTCAACTTGGCACCGGAGTATAAATAGTAGGATAATAAGTTCAATCTTGATTAATGTCTAAATTATTTGGTTTTAAACTACCAGATCCAGGGGAAGGCAAGGCTTCAAAAAGCATTGTCTCCCCTGTGCCTCAAACCGATGAGGACAAATCAGATTTCTATCTCTCCAGCGGTTTCTACGGACAATACGTAGATATCGAGGGAGTTTATAAGTCTGAACAGGATCTGATTCGTAGATACCGTGAAATGTGTCTGCATCCTGAATGTGATAGCGCGATTGAAGATATTGTAAATGAAGCAATTGTTTCAGACCTCAATGATTCTCCCGTAGAGATTGAGTTATCTAACCTTCCTGCTTCCGATAAACTCAAAGATATTATCAGAGAAGAGTTCCAGAATATTAAAAACATGATGAACTTCGATAGGAAGTCTCATGAAATCTTTAGGAATTGGTACATTGACGGAAGAATCTTCTACCATAAAGTAATTGATCTCAAGGATCCTGCTTCAGGTATCCAAGAGATTAGGAATATTGATCCACTTAAGATTCGCTTGATTCGTAAGCAAGAGAAAGGTGGACCAAATGCCCAGTCACCTTTTGATGTTGCAAGAGGTGGTAAGGATCCTAGCAATCCAGAAAACTATAAAACACCTGAAGTAGAAGAGTATTATCTCTACGATCCCAACTCTGCACAGAGGAGTGGTAGTGGAGTATACCCAAATAGAAATGCCAAAGGTGCTGTAAAGATCTCAAAAGATGCAATTACATTCGTAACCTCTGGATTAGTAGACAGAAATAAGCAAACAATTTTATCTTATTTGCACAAGGCAATCAAGGCACTTAACCAATTAAGAATGGTTGAGGATAGTCTTGTTATTTACAGACTGTCTCGTGCTCCAGAACGTAGAATCTT